ATTTTATAGTTAAATGAATAAATAGTAAATAGACAAAACTATTTCTAAATTTATAGTAAAGGCTATAAAATAGGAAAAAATTAAAATGGAGGAAGTGAAAATGACTTTAGCAAAAAGACTTCAGGCGTTATTACTTGAAAAGGGAATGAGTCAAACAGAATTTGCATCTATGGTAGGTATAGCACAACCATCAATGAATAAAATTCTCTCAGGAGCAACCAAAAATCCCAGAAAGATTGTAGAAATGGCAAATATCTTAGGCGTTGATCCCAACTGGCTTCAGAATGGTGGAGATGTCACTATTTCTAGTTCTGGAAATGGTCGAGTTAATATGGGACATTCGCAGATCCATAACAATCAGGGTCAGACCGTTAATAATAATTTTTTTGGCAGTGGTAGCCAGCAGGTAAATTCGGAACCTCATTCGGAGGAAGAGGTAGAAGACTGGATTTTTAGGCTTAACATCACTAAATTAAGTCACGTTGATGTGATCAATAACCGTCTTCCTCGTTTATTTGAATCAATGCACCTATCTGATGACGGACTCATTGAGTTATTAAAATTACGCTCAGCAAAGAATATCGCTATGCTTTCAATGTTTGATCATTCAATGACTCCTCAAATAAATTTAAGAGATGTGATACTGATTGATACAACCTATAACCGTTATTCTGGAATAGGGATATATTTATTTATATTTAACAGCGAATTATTTGTAAGGCAGCTTTTACGCACGTCTGAAGGGGAATTAAAGGCAATTGCAGGAGAAAATGGGTATAGCTTCGATATTGAAGCTGATCATTTGGATAAAATTCAAGTTTTAGGTAAATGTATCCGTAAGATGGAGATCAAATCTACCGAATTATAAAAAGTACTTGAATTTCTAGAAAGAATATGTATACTATTAGGCATAGTGCGGTAAGCACATCTGAAACGCACGAATAAATTTTACAGCCCTGATTGGTTTTCCAGTCGGGGCTTTTTTATAGGAATTTTTATGGTAGCGAAGAAAACAAAATCCGCTCGTGAGCGTGATTATAAAAAAGAATATCGTGACTACCACAGTAAACCTGAGCAGATTGCTAACCGCTCAAAACGCAACAAAGCTAGACGTGAGATGGAGCGTGAGAAGGGGAAATCTGCTTTAAAAGGGAAAGAGGTAGATCACGTTATTCCGTTGAGCAAGGGCGGAAGTAATCGCCGTGCGAACTTGCAGGTAATTTCTCGCACGGCAAACCGTAAGAAGGGTAATAAATAAATGCTAAACGTCTATTTTAAATTTAACAACAATGGCGATTGGGAAACCTTAGCAATTACGGCTGAAACCATTAAGGAAGCGAAAGAGAAAGCAAAATCTATTTCGGCTGAATTGGTGTTTGATGGCTACGATGAGATTGTGCCAGACCCATTCGAAGGGCAGCAGATTGCGTGGATTTGTGCGAAAGATGCTGATGAGCTTCCATTTCCATTTAAGCAGCTTAAAAAGGCTGCTTTATTTTTTGCTTATGGCACAAACTGTCAATGCTGCTTAGGTTATCGCATTATGGCAGGTTTAGTGCTTGGCGGTGTAATTGGTTATCTAGTCGGGTAGGAGAGTATGGCGAAGAAATCTTATGACTGGGTGGCGATTAAAATTCAGTTTATCAATTCTTCGCTAACAATCCCTGAGTTTTCTGCGAAATATGATATACCGCTTGGTACGTTAAAAAAGCAAGTGGCTCAAGGCTCTTGGATGAATGAGCGATCCCAAGTTGGTGCGGAAACGGTACGGAAAAGTGCTGAGGTATCTTCTGATATACGGGCGTACCAATTAACAGATCTGGAACACGAATGTGTTGATACAGCGAAGAAAGCATTAGGTAAGCTGAATATGATGCTTGACTCTGCGGATAAGCCTAATCAAGTTGCCGTTATTTCAAGTGCGTTAGTGAACTTGCAGAAAGTTTATCGTTTGGCATTAGGTGCAAGTACCGATAATCAAGCAGTGGGTTCTTCTGAAGATTTTGCGGAGTGGTTGAAAGACAGTGAGCGAAACAATTAAAAAGCTACGTTCTGAGTTCAAAACTGATTTTCAGCAATTTGCCTACCGTTGTTTAAAAATCCGTACCAAAACAAATGGTGTTGTGCCATTTGAGTTAAATTCGGTGCAATTAGATTTGCTCGATAAGTTCGAAAATGCGATGCGATTTGATGGTCGTGCTCGTTTTATTGTGTTGAAAGCTCGTCAAATGGGTCTTTCCACTTTTATTGAGGCGTTGATTTATTGGTGGACAATTTTTCACGCGGGAACGAAATCCCTTGTGCTTACGCATTTAGACAGTGCGACAAAAGAGCTGTTTGAGATGACGCGTCGCTATCACGATAATTGTCCTGAAGCATTTAAGCCACCTGCTCATCGCGACAGTACCAATGAACTGGCATTCTCTTTGATTGATTGTGCGATTAAAACCGCAACGGCTGGGAATAAGAATGTCGGCCACGGCTCTACAATTCAGTGCTTGCATTGGTCGGAAGTATCACGCTCACGCAACCAAGCAGATATTACTGCTGGTGTAATGCAAACCGTTCCAACGGGCAACGGCACGATGATTTTCTTAGAAAGCACGGCGAATGGCGTAGGAGAATATTTTTATCAATGCTGGCAAGATGCGGTGCGTGGGGAGAATGAATTTACCCCCGTGTTTTATCCGTGGACGGCAATGACGGAATATCGTCAATCGGCTGAGGGTGTGGAGTTTTCTGCAGAAGAGCGTGCTTATCAAGCCTTGCACGGAATTGATGATGAGCAGTTAGCGTGGCGACAAGCGAAGATGAAACAGTTTGAGGGTTCGCCTGAGCAAAAGCTGGCGTTATTCCGTGAGCAATACCCGATTACAGCAGAAGAAGCATTCCAATCTTCTGGTGAGAGCTTTATCAATGCGGATGATGTACGTCGTGCCAGAAAAGCGGAAGATGTTGAACCTGTGGGGGCGATCATTGCTGGTATTGACCCAGCTCGTAAAGGTCGAGATTACACGGGTGTTGTGATACGTCAAGGTCGTGCAACATTGAAAGTAGCTCGTTTGAAGTCGGAAGATTTAATGCAAACGGCAGCTTGGTGTGCGAAAGCAATTGAAGAATACCGTGTGGATGCAATGTTTATCGATACCGTTGGCGTGGGAGCTGGCGTTTATGACCGCTTGAAAGAGCTAGGTTATGGCGACCGTGTATTTGAAGCGGTGGCAAGTAGCCGTGCAGATAAAGATAACACTTACGCTAATAAGCGTGCTGAGATGTGGGCAAGAATGGCGGAATGGCTAAGTGGTCGAGTGCGTATTCACGATTACAACCACCTTGAAAGTGATTTGTTAATGCTTGGGTATGAATATGATGCTCACGAGCGATTAAAATTGCAAAGCAAGAAAGAACTTACTCGTTCGCCTGATTTAGCCGATGCCTTAGCGATGACGTTTTATGTTGAATACGTTCGCCCACACGAGGAGCAACCTGAAGAATATGAGGGTATTCAACGCCGACCAACTAACGGAGGGAGTATGCTAAATGGCAGATTCTAAAGAACAGATTGAATTACCTGATGATGAAGAAGCAGTAGAAGAAATTCACGATGAATTAGCTGACCGCGTAATGGAAAATTTCCGTTTGGCGAAAAGCTATCGTTCTTCGCATTTAATAATGGGGCGAAGTGTAGATGAGTGGTTTAGACGACTACATAATGCCTTTCACAAAATTCACGAGATGGAAGAGCTAGAAGACCGCCCGAATATGTCTTCTTATTTTGGCTTAACCGCAATGAAAGTGAGTGCGACCACGAGTTATATGCGGTCAAAATTTATTAACCTCGCGAATCCGCCTTTTAACATTTCTCCAACGCCTATTGTTGAGCTACCGAAATATAAACAAGAGGAAGGGTTGGAGCGAGTTAAAGCTCAATTATTAAATAAGATGATTGAGAATGACTTGCCGCCTGAAGCCTTGCTTGGGCAAGATCAAATGTTTTTGGCTGAAGTGGCGAAATTTGTGGAAACCGAAGCGAAAAATGCGAAAGAGGCTTTGCAGAAAGAAGAGTATGAAATTGCGTTTGATGCTACACAAAAAATGGTAAAGCTGATTAAAGACCAGTTAGTTGAAGGCAATTTTGCAGGCAGTACAGGTGAGGTAATTTTCGATATTGCATTAAAACCTGTGGCCGTATGGAGCTTTGAGAATGAGGCGGTGGTCGATCACGTTTGGAAGAAAAATAAATTTTTGAAAGAAACCATCATTCGCCCAACGTTCCGACGTGTACCACCTGAAAATGCCTACTTCGCCCCTGATTGTACAAATGCTCAAGATGGTGCTTTCTTTATTGAGCTTGCCAAGCGGTCGAAATCTCAACTTGCGAGCTTTATTGGGAATGAGCAGTTAGGTTATCGCGATGAGCCTTTGAAATACATTTTAGAGCACGGCGATAGTAATTGGTTAGGCACGGAATTCGGTAATGATTTCCTTGAGGGAATGTTGCAAGAAGATGAAATCCACGTGCTACGTTGCCAAATGTTGGTTAGCGGTGCAGATTTAATCGAATATGGTGTAGCAATTAAAGAAAGCGAGCAGTTTGATTATTTCAATGTAGATATTGAGGTCTGCAATAAGCAGGTAATTCGTTGCAATATCGTGGCTCATCCAAAAGGCGAACGCACTTATTTCTCTGCGAGCTATAAACGCATTGCTGGCGAACCTTACGGTATTTCTGTTGGTATGATGGTGTATGATCGTCAACTTGCCATCAATCGTGTGCAGTATTCAATGTTGCTTAATGCGAGTTATTCTGCAGGCCCGATGCTTGAGGTTAATGCTAACGCATTTGACCAGCCGCAAGAAATCAATATGCAGCCGTTTTCACGTGTATTTTCTAACCCTCAAAGTGATGGAAATGTGCGTGGTATTGTGCAGCATCAAATCAATCCAACTTTCCCGATGTTATTCCAATTCCTTACTAATCAAATTCGGTTGGCAGATGATGAATGTGGCTTACCTTCATTCCTGAATGGTAATGCTGGATTACAAGGTGCTGGGCAAACGTTAGGTGGTTTGGCGATGATGACGGACAACGCAGTACTTGGCTTGGAAGACTGTGCTTTTAATATTGATGAATATTTTATCCGCCCAGCAATTACGTTGATGTATGCACGCAATTTATTGGGTAAAGACGACAGTGTAAAAGCCGATGCCAAAATCATCGCAACAGGTTTGTTGGGCTTGAAAGCAGAGCTTGAAAAAGCGAAACAGCAAGCAGGCTTAATGCCGCAGATGGGGCAACTTGCCCAACAAGGAGCGATTCCTTCGCAAATGTATGCCGACTTTGCAATGGATTATCTCAAAACGCAAGGAGTAGATACTGAACGCTACGCAATGCCACAAGACAGTATGCTCACTCCAAATACGCAAATGCAGAACCCAACAGAGGGCTATGTCGATAGAAGGAGTTAATCGTGAAATGAAAATTGACTTAGATAACGTTGCTCAAGGCGATCAGGTCTGGCACGACCGTTACGGCTGGGGTAATGTAGTGCGAGTGCAATCAGGCACTTGTGATGTGAAATTCAATGAATCCACCCACGTACTCACCTTTACTGAAGGTGGTTATGCAGGTGGATTTAAAGTTTTATGGTGGCAGCCGCCGATGATTTTCACTCCACGCAAAGGCGTGGATTACAGTAAATTTCTTGCTGTGGTGGAAAGTGTGAGAAACGCCATTTATGGAGGTCAATAATGCAGTGTAATCCTAATGTACTTACCATTATTTCTCCTCACTTTACCGATGCAAAAGGCTTTAGCGTTGGTACTCAATCTGTGCTGGTTTCGGTAAATCATTTAAGCGGCGAAGAAACCATTACATTCAAACGGGTAGATTATTGCAGCAACCAAGCAAACTTTGAGCGTGCTGGTTGTGCGTTGATTTCACCAACGGTTTCAGAAGTGGCTTCTGCAACGCATTACCAGCTAGGCGAATGTCAACCGAGCTTAACGCCTAAACGTCATTCGTTGGTAATTACGCAAAGTGGGCATTACATTCCTGTCCGCAATAATGAAAGCACGCCTGATGTGGTGGTTACGGTTGAGCCGATTTCTGGCAGCACTTTCACGGATACAGAAAAAGGTATCGTGCCTTGCGGCTTTTGCCTAGATAAAACTTGGCAAACGACAGGGGCAGAACGTTGTAATCAACATTTTGTAGAGG